GTTTCAGTTAGAGTAATACCAGTAGAACTTGCATTACTTTGTGCTGTACCTCCGTCTGCTCTAGGATGAAGAGTTGAGAATAGATATTTTCCATCCCCTCCTGTTCCACTAGAGAATCCGTTATTTACTACGCTTGCTGCTAAATATTCAGCTGTTCTTCGTGCTGCTTTTGCGAGAGCTGCAGGTTTTCTTTTAATAATGTTATATCTATCATCTTCCACCAATTCTTCAGAGACTTTGAAGCCCTTTGTATACTTTGTGTGAACGTATGAAACGTCATACATCTGTATAGGATCTTCATAAGTGATAGCACCGCCTTCTGGTGTTTCGGTCAAAAGACCGAATCCAGTTACTGCACTATCCCTTTCAACATCAACTGCGGAATTGTTTACATGGAAGACTTTAGAAAACACTTCTGGGATTTCATTGTACTTGTCGTCAAAGATTTTTCTAAGACCAGGTTCCAATACATCTCCAAAATTCGCTCTTAAACTTGCCATATGTTATTCCTTATGATGCTGCCCAACCGAGTTGTGTCTGAGAAATTCTGAAAAGACCGTAGTCGTTTACAGCGTTTCCAGCACCATCGGCTGTTACTAACTCAACTAGTTGAAACTGGGAAATGGTTGCAGATCCTGAACCTGTGATTTGATCGGAAGCTGCAGTTGTGTCGAAATACGTTCCTACCTCTGCCTGAGTTAGACTTGAGTCTGCCTCATTTAGAAATAGTGCATTTGGATCGACGATTACAATTCCCTTTACGAAATCAACGGTTTGGTTATCTGAAGCCGCAGTATAAGTGTCATCTCCTGATTTTGTACCAGTTACGTTTACTCCAGATTGGAAGATATTTCTTCCATCTTTATCAACGAAACCTGCCAAAATACCAAGAACTGATTCACCTGTAGCTGCAATAGTAAGATAGCCACTCGTATATTGAACGGCATCCCCTACTGTTAAAGGCCCAGTACTATTAGCTAGTAATACCTCTAGAGTTTGTGGATTCTGAACGCCAGTATTAAGATTTCGTGCATAGACGAAACCTGTACTTGCTGATTTTGCCATTTAGAAACTCCTTTAGCTTTTATGCTTTGTAAGGATTATTTTTCACCTCCTTTCATTTTGATTTCTTACCCGAAATGTATTGGTCTCGGGTAAGCCCCAGACTTTCCGCAACCTTAGCCTCTTCTGGACTTAAGGTTTCCACCGAAGTTCCTGGTGAGCTTGGAACGCTTGGTATACTTCCAGTTGCCTCATCTAGGGCTTCTTTTCTAACCAATTTGTCTTTGTTGGCAATTAGGTAAGCATTATCCAACACTCTTTCTAATTGTCTTAGGTCAATTTGGTTAAAGGATTTGCCTGTTGAATCTACTATTGCTTCGCCTATTTTCTTGCGAGCATCAGCAGCGTCTTCAGGAGATAATCTATCGATTCCGTATTTCTTCTCGAAATTTAACCGAATCATGTCGGCTACGGCTTCTCTAGGTTCATCTATCTTATTAGCGGTGTCATTAGGTTGAGTGTTATCTGGTTCCTGATTTCGAAGTCTTTTATCAAGAGCCTCGAAAATTTTAGGGTCTTTTCGTATTTCTTCTAGAATGGGTCTTACGACCTCTTGAAATTCTTTTGATTTACGAACATCCTCACTCTGTTGTCCCAGCTTAGACTCAAGGTCTTTATACGCCTTAGCTAATTCTTCGGGAGATTTATATTTATCTCCCACAACGCTTTTCCAAGCGTCTTTAACTTCATCTGCAGCTTGTGCATTTGAAGCCTGTTGAGTTTCTATTGGCTGTGTCTCAGATACAGGGTTCTGAGGAGCCTGTGTGTTTTCATCTGCCATATGGGTTCACCTCCTTTCGGATTGAAGTATCCATTGTTGGATCTAAAATGATTATAACATGAATTTTATTGTGTGCGTAAATATTGAAGTGCAGCAGAAGCAATCTTATCAGCTTGATCTTGGCCATTTACTGGACCACGAGCTCCCACAAAATTACCAGCCTGAGCCAAAGCGGCTACCCCACGATCCTTAAAGAAGGCTGCTGTAATCTTTGCTGCTATATCTGGTCTTAATGCTAGGTCTGGATTGTTTTCCAAATCTACCCCTATCCTCTTACCCATAGCACGATAGTTTGCCCGACCAGTTAATTGAATGTATCCTCTACCATGATATTTGACCCCATCTCCTGGTTGAACATTCCCAAGGTCCTGTCTTCCCTCATATCTCTGCCAATATTCAGGGCCACCATATTCATCTATTGGCTTATTTGTACCAGCTGTTTCATGATTAATAGTTGCTCTAGCGTATGCTAGAACTTTTGGATCAGCAATACCCTCTCGTTTAAAAGCATCCACGACAGACCCAAAATAATCTTGCTTACCTGTTGATGTAGAGGGTTGATATTGTTGCGTTGGTTTTACTTGCCGTTTAAGATCAAAAGTCGACATATAATCCTCACTAGCTTTTCTAGCTGGTTGTCGATCTACATTAAGATTCGTTAGGGAATACGAACTTAGACCAAGGTTGTTCTTGTCTGAAAAGAGTTTAGATGATAAGGAGCTGATAGCATCTCTAAGATTCATCATCCTCTCCTTTTTTAACTATCTCAAAAGTTTTGAGTATCTTTCTTAATTCATAAATCTTACCCTCTTCATGAGCTTTTAATCTTGGTAGATCAGGAGTAGAAGAAGGGATTTTAAACGCATGGATTACTATGTTTTGTTCCTCTATATGAAAGAGTCTTTCTAATGCAGGGAAATCTGGATGCGAGGATAATCTAGCTAATGCTTCTTTATGGACATCAGAAAGACCAACTTGTTTTTCATTCTTTTTCTTCATTAAAATCCACTAGGAGTGCCACCTGGAGTTCCAGAGACATCTCCTGCTCCTTCCATTCTTCCAGGGACTACGTCACCCATAGCTACTTCTCCACCCATAGGTTGTGGTGGTTGTTGCCCAGGCATCCCTGGCTGTAGTTGTCCACCCTGTTGACCAGCTCCAGCTTGACCCCTTTGTTTCTGAGCCATCAACTCTCCAGCAACGTGCATGGTAAATTGTTTTACAACTTCTTCGTTGGCCATTTTCCTAAATTCATCAGAATCCATAAACTGAATATGTACCTCTGTGTGTGGAACTGGAGCATATGGGGTAGGATTTATCTTTTTACCAGCCAACATCTCTTGATTCTCAACCCCAGCCAAATCAATAGCCTTCTGCAGATTAACGCCCTGTGGTTGACCAACAGATTGACCCTTAACAAAATCGTCTGGATTCTCTTCCCTACTCTTAATAAGGTATTGAGCTAATTTACCAGGATCTATTGCTGGATTAGAGATTAGCCTATCGTACATTTCGTCTGCTTTCTGCATCTGGATTGGCTTACTTACTGGAATTGAGCTTGTTGCCTTATAACGGATGTCATATCCACCGTGAGTTGGAAGGAAAAACTCTGGTTTAGCCTCAAAGAACGTATATCCCTTACCTGGACTAAACGCTGGTCTACCATTTTTCATTTCAAACTGCTGATCCTTAACCCTAATCCTCTTATAAGTCTGTTTGAAGTTTGTACCATCCTCTTTTACCAAGGTTCCATCTGCTTCTGCCTTTTTAATAGCATCTTCACCCAGAATTTCCTCTAATTTAGGCTGAGAATAGAACTGAAGAATATTTGCGACCCTTAATCTGCCCAAATCGACCAAAGTATCCTTTTTAATCTGTAAAAGTTTCAAATTTAAGCGTTTTAAGGTGGCTTCTTTCAGAATTGCAGCCTCTGTAGCGGTTCCAGCGGTAGAAACTGACTGTTGTCGCTCATCCATACCAGTAACTCTGACCTTATCATCATTCAAAAGACCCAATTGATCGAATACTGAGCGTGGAATGTCCCCATACTCTAGTGGTTTTGCTCCATTTATGTCTCCAACTGGGATAGTTCCATGAGGTCTACTCATAATATCCTCATCATCTATGGTTAGGGTGTCGGAAACGAGTATTGGCTTATCTATATCTAGGTGATTTCTATCAATAGTCATCCTTCTAAGAGTGTTTGTTTCATCCTGAAGACTCTCCATCAACTCTGGTTCACCTTTTCCGTAGAACTGATATGGCCTTAATACGTCAATTACCCTTACGAATGGAAGTTGTTTGTGTTTATAGGGATTTGGTTTGTCTACTACGAGTACATCATTAGCAACTATTGCCAACTTATCTAACTGTTTATTCCAGTACCAAAGAACCTCTACCTCTCTATCATGTTCGATTCTCTCTGGTGGTTTATAAAATTCATAATAATTGGTATCTCCACCTGGTTTTACATACTGAGCAGCATTAAACTGATCCCATTCCTTACCCTTGAAGAATAATTTAAAGTCATCCCAGTCCATTACATATCTTCTTATGGCATCTTGAGCTCCATATGGACCAGAAAATCCTCTAGCTCTTTCATCTATATAAAAATCCTCTAGTTTGACTGGCTCTAAATAACACGAATCATATTCCAGGACTTCTTTCTCGGTTCCATCAGCGGATTTTATAATACGAGGTTGTTTCCAGTAGTACTCCTGACCTATTCCAGTACCTCTTATAAGAGCGTCTTTAATGATATGGAATAGTGCGACATCTGATTTTGCCTGATCCCATGTATATTCAAGGATTGCATTCATTACCTGAGCCTTACCAGCATCCTCTGCTCCTCTTTCAACAGCCATTGGCATAAGATCTTGCTCAACCAACTCTGCTAACTGAGCTTCTACGACAGAGGTTGTAATTGGAATATAGATGTCGGATTTCCAATCATCTTCATCTTTTGGAGGTCTATAAGCATTCCATTGCTTATCCCACTTCTCCCACTTTTTTTCTTCCTCGGCTCTCGCATCTTTCATGCGTTCAAACCTAGTATAGACGTGTTCAATAACGTCTAATTGCTTTTCATCAGGAGCGTAAATTTTACGAATGTCTGGTTCTTTTAAGAGTGCCATTAATACAAGTAACGGTTTATCCGTCTCTTATTATGATATCCTATTTTTGGCTTTCTTGCAGGGTGAGCTATCTGTAGACCATAGGACAAAGCGTCGATTATATCATCATGTTTACCCTTATTAAATCGTACCAACTCATCTTCTAAAGCTTCTCTATGTGGACATTGTTCTAGGTGGAAAATTGCTCCATTAGCATAGCGTGGAATTAACCCCTCTATCCTCTCTTCCTTACTTCTATTAGCCTTTAATTCTACTAATGGTATGTAGAGATTTCTTCTCCTCATCTCATCAACGATTGCATACTGTAAAGACTTCTGATAAGCAACCATCTCTACCCCGATTTGTTTAGGTTGATAGGTTTCGTAATTAGTAAAGATATGATTAATAATCATGTCGGGAAGCATCCTATCCCAAATGATATTTACGATAAACCAGTTATTAAACTGATCTACTGCTATTGTAACTATTGCGGTCATATCACTACTTTTAGTTTGTCCTATTGCTGGATCTACCATAGTATAGAAAGATAACTCCCTATGTTTTAACTCATCCTCTAAAACAGTTTTAAACCACTCGGTCTTAAATTTCCTATTTTCGTCTGGTATTGGATCATTCATATACTGCGTACTAAACTCATATGGCCCCTTAGCTCTTTTAAGTGCTTGAAGAGTTTCTTTGGTAAATTTTTGCGGAAATAATAATTCACACTCTCCCTCTAAATTACCAGTATAAGCTTGTTTAATCATTACGTCAAAATCCTTATAAACCTGTTCAGAATTACCCTTATCCTGAATCCACCCATAAAGATCTGCATCACTCCATCTAGTGCCCAGAATGATCATTTGTCCACCTGGTTCCAAAAGATCGAGAGCATCCTTATAGAATAGAACCGTCTTTTCTATTTGCTCTCTAGTATTGATGTAATCTCGGTTGACCAAATCGTCTCCTATAATATAGTCATAATGCTGGGATACTAAGTTTCCACCCATACCATATGCAGTTACAGTGGCTTCTTTCTTGCCATACGAAGCTTTCGGAACAGTAATCATATTCTCACTCCAACGAGTAGCATCAGTTGCCAAATCCCCATACAGGTCTTTAAACACCTCGTTGTTCTGTAGGTGTTTTTTAATCTGGGACAAGAATGAACAGGCCATATCATAAGTAGCATTAGCGATTAGAATACGAACAGTAGGATCTTCAGCAATCTTCATTAATGCAAACCCTACAGTTACCATAGTTGATTTTAAGTGTCCTCGGGGTAAAAGCATTAACTTCTGATCTCGTGGCCTATCAGACTTGTGCATTACGAAGTCGCACATCTCTTTATGAAACGGTGCAAGAGGACCCTCTCTTTCCACCTGAAGAACTTGTCTATTAAATTCAAAAAGGTCTTTAGTGAGAGATTTTGCTAGAAGAGCCTTCTTTACCTCTTCCAGTTCTATTACCTTCTTTGCTAGTTGTGTTTTTGTCGACCCATCCATATATAGTACTTTGACATCTAATAGCGAAAATATCTATAGCATCCACATCCTTTGGTCCCTTAACTGGTTCGAATGCTTGTCTATATATTTTACCATCTGGAGCATACAGTTCCATCACTACTCCTTTCTCCGTACTCCCAGTCTTATAAGTAAATCCATAAAGATCTAAATAGCTTAGTCGTTTCCAGAGAATCTTTGAAAGTAATTGATTATATCCTACGGTAGTTTTCTGACTATCTACATACTCTAGAACCTTATCCCTCTTCCTCTTACTCTCTGCCTCCTCTTCTTTAAAGACATCCTTAGCATCCTCTACAGATCCCTCTGCTACTGCTTCTAATTTCTCAAACTCTTTATCTAGTTTTTTCTTCATCGAAATTACAAAATATTAACAATGGTAACAATAATATAAATCTAAT